ACTCTCTTTATACTCCCATATAATCCCATGGTCAACAACAGAAAGGGACAATTGACATGGCTAAAAACCCACTAGGCAAAGGCCGCGACGTAGAAAATCCATATGCCACGTTTATGGCAGGCGAGTTTGAAATACGGGTTTTGAAAACCTACAAGCTGGCCAAGAATGAAACTAGCGATCAATACGCTCGATGGTACACAGTGGCCAAGTCACCTATGACATATGGGTCGTGGGAATATGGCGACACCTATCGGAAAGAAGTAACCGACAATTTCACACTAACCTACGCCTCGCCAGAATTCATCGAAGCTTACCGAGACGACCCGCACATCAAAATCGATGATAATGACTTCATCGTCATTGCGGCATAACATATCGGGGAGGCCTTCGGGCCTCCCCTTTTTTATGCCGGCGGCCTGGCTCGAGCCTGGTTAACGTCTATCCACTACCCCCCCCCTCCCCCTCCGGCGGCGGGCCGCCCGGCCCGACCCGACCCGACCTATCCCGACCCCGACCCCGACCAAATTCCGGACAAAAAAAGGCGCCCCGAAGGGCGCCCGATCTCAGACAAGCTTTCGCCTGTCATTCTCGATTATTGAATTCTTGGAACGACCCGCAACCCTCATATCCTTCGTGGACATATCCGCCATCAAAATCTAGATCGGGCCACTGTTTCCACAAGGCGGCGATCACACCACGTGGAGTATCCCAAGCGGTATTGAAACGATAGGTCGCTTGTTTAAGGTTCATATTTTCGTATTTTTCTATCTCAACCGAACCCTCTCTATTATAGGCGTTCCACTTAGTCCCCCAGTTCTCGGATTGCCATTCGCGCCGCGTAGGTATTCCCTCCTCCGAGCAACGCTCCGCATCTTCCGATGATAAGTTATCGCGAAACATGTTTTTGGGAGGCGGGATCACCTTTTCAAAATCCATCACGTCGCCCATGTGCGCCACGAATTTATCAACGGCATCAGGGTGGCCACAAATGTTCAAAATATTGTTTGTCCAGTTTGGCATCACGCCACCTCCTTTCTGGCGCGCTCAGATGTGAGAAGCTCAGACAATGCGCCACCCATAATCAATTCGTTTTTGGGTTCATCGCCCCACCAATCAACGCGATAAACATCGACCCAAACATCAAGCGCAGGAACAGCGACCTTTACCTTGTACCAGTATTCGGAATCGATCGAGAAATCCCACGGGTTCGCTTTGTTGATTAAACGACAACCGCCACCACCATTTTTGTTCGCCACTACAAACGACGCAGCAAAGTCGTCGGCTTCAAAACGGGGGAAATCCCACGCAAATTCTTTCGCGTCGTTAATCCAAACAAGGCCTCCGCCAGCATAGGCCTTGCCTTTATGAACGCCGCCAGCATAGGGATATCCATCGTGATGTTTGTACACGTGAAAAGCGCCCTGCGAATCAGTGAATGTGTAACATGCTCGTGTGGACATATCGTCCTCCATTGGTTGTTGACTGGTATGTTATCCCATGTATAATGGATCACGTCAACAACCAAAAGGGCAAAACCAATGGGCAATAATGGATATTTTGAAAAGCATTATGGGCAACTGGTCGGCTACAAGGTCACACAAGTTGCGCTGGATGATAGCGACCCAAACGAAGAAGAGTGGTGCGGACTTGTCCTAACCAAGGGAGGGGTCAAAAAAATCGCGTGGATTTTGCGTGATCCAGAAGGTAACGGATCAGGGTTTTTGGATATTGTCGATGTTTAATCATGATCCAAACTATGGCGACAATACGACGTGCGACTTGTGCAGAGACGTATTCGACGTTCGCAACTCACCTCACGAAATCCTAGGAGACAAGTGGATATGCGGTAATTGTTGTACCGATTATGACTATGAGGAACTGCAAGAGCTGATCTCCTCCACAGTCTGAATAAGGGGCGGGATTTAAAAACGGGCCAGCAAGTGAATTACATCACTTGCTGGCCCAGTGAATGAACTGGGCGATAGGTAGCTGATCCCACCGCCCCCAAGGAGGTGGGCCACCTTACTCTTACGCCTTTATCCGGTTAACCCGACCCCGACCTGGGATTAACCCGACCCCGACCTGGGATTAACCCGACCCCGACCTGGGATTAACCCGACCCCGACCCGACTTGACTTGATATGGTAATTGGTGGTAACTTGATCAGGTCAACAATTAGGAGGGTATTATTATGAAAAAGCGATTCACAAAGTTCTTTTCCGTTGATAGCCCGAAGGCTATCAAGGCGGACAAGTTTGGATACCTAAACGCCATCAACTATATGGCGCCACATACTACAGGCGGCGCGGGTAATCTTTGCCCACATTCGAGCGCGGGTTGTCGGTCATTATGTCTGGGCATGTACAGTGGCCAAGCTGCAATTGTTTCCGATCTAGAGAACGGTACGAATCCGGTTCGGGAAAGTCGCAAGGCAAAATCACAATGGTTCATGAATGACCGCAAGGCGTTCATGAATGAAATGACCGACCACGTCCGCGGTATGATCCGCCAAGCCGATAGGAAAAACAAAAAACTTGCGGTTCGCCCCAATGGTTCGACGGATATTGCCTTCGAATATATCAAAACCGACAACGGGAAATCGCTACCAATGCGGTTTCCTGAAATCCAGTTTATTGATTACACAAAAAACTTGCAGCGGGTTCTAAATCCGAATAGGCCTAGCAACTATCACTTGACGTTCAGCTTGTCGGAAACAAACCGAACCGAAGCCAAGCTGGCATTAGCGTCGGGAGTTAATGTAGCGGTAGTGTTTGGCGACGGTATGCCAAAAACATTCATGGGCCATAAAGTGATCGACGGATTGGAGCATGATCTACGCCACCTTGACCCCTCGCCCGTCATTGTTGGACTTGAGCCAAAAGGCTCGAAGGCGAAAAACGATACAAGCGGATTCGTAGTTAGGCGCGCCGGTTGTTGACACTCCACAGGGCTCTAAGCCCTAGGCGCGCCGGCCAGGGATACTCCCTCCCTGGCCACCGGCCCCGGCAGATGGATAACAATTTATCTGCCGGGGTCGTTTATACTCCGGGGCCAGGCCACGGTACCGGGATCCCCGACCTGGACCCCCTACCCGACTCCCGACCCGACCTGGACCCCCGACCCTGGAGATGGGTCAGGACTAAACCTCGAGCAGACTCGAGCATCCCGACCACCAACCCCGACTCATTGTCCCCCGACCACAGTGGACGGATCCCCGACCCCGAACCAAGGTCCACTCCCCGGAGACCCGACTTCAATAACTCCCGACCATGAACCCCCCCAAACAAATATAGGTTGGGGGAAGAGAGGGGGTGTACTAAGTAAAAACTTACGCCCCCCGACATACAATAGGCGTAGTTCCAAGCAATTTGATGGGATGAGATATTTATCGCGTTAGTTTTGGTTACTTTAAGCTCTACCCAAAAAGAAACACCTTCCGCGCATATATGAACGTCTGGGACGCCGCCGCCATAACGGTTTTCAATCCTTGTGGTGTTCCAGTGTGGGGGTATTTTCGATTTTATCCTGTTCCACAGAAGGGTCTCTGTCTTTTGTGTCATCAACCACCTCATAGTCAGCTTCCACAAAAGCATGTGGATGGGACTGTCTCAACTCTTTCAATCTTATTTCAATTTCGTTCCGGCTCATGTTTTCGATAGCGTGGAAATGATTTGTTTCACGTCTATCGGTAGTAAGTCCACCCAGAGCAGATCGAGTCTTCTCCGCATTAATGGCAGCAGAAAAATGCCCAGCCTCTTCCGCCCCCACGGAAAGTTCGCTCAATCGTTTAAGCTGCCCCATGAGTGTGACGCCATATCTGCGTTCCCTGTCTTCCCTTAATTCGGTGATGTAATCCGACACATGGGGAAATGAACTTGGGTCCAAAAGTTTGTGCGCCTGAATTCGAGCTTTCCCATCTTTATCTGAATAGCCAGCCAGGCGAGCGCATTCCGCATTTGATCGAGTTCCGTCCACAAAATTCCTAGCGAACTCACGCTGCCGGTTAGTCAGCTTCCTCCCATGTTCTTCTTCGATCTCTTTTGCCTTAGTGTCCATCCGTTTCTGCATATTCAAAACTTCATTGCTGGGGAGGGCCTAAAGTTTATGCCCTCAGTCGCCCTATATACCAGCACTTTCAAAAACAATATGGTTAATTCCAAGATTTCAAATCCACCAACGGTTAGAAGAGTGTTACGAAACATATCTTTTTGTAACGGAGTGTAACGAGTAGTGTAACGAGTAGTGTTAAGGTATTTCAGTAGTTTAAGTGTTGTTTTAGGGTACTGGTTACACTTTTACACTTTTTCATGTCTAAAATCTTTTTTTCAAACTCTTTTTTTCAAATCAGCCGTATATAGGTGACGAGGCCTCCCCCTCGAACAACGCCTGAAAACTCCGCTAGGGGCTCTGAGGCATTTAAGGCCTATCACCATGGACCTTTGACAATGTACCATGATCCATGATACGGTTTCCTTGTAAGAAATTAGAAAGGTAGAACGATGAAAAATCAGGTCATCTCCTTATACGACCTCACGGGGGAGGCGCTCCGTCCATGGGCGGAGGCTGGATATGAGTGTTTCGCTTACGACATCCAGCATGAGGGAAGGCGAACTGAAGACGGCATAACGTATGTTCATGCCGACCTTCATGATTCTACCACGCTTCTGTCTTTGATAGCCACTCACACTGCCAAGGCATGTTTTATGTCGGCTTTTCCACCCTGCACGGACCTTGCGGTCAGTGGTGCGCGGTGGTGGAAGAAGAAGGCGGAAGAGAATTCTGCTTTCCAGACTGAGGCGGCCCGTCACGTTAAGAGGTGCCATTGGGTGGGGGTTGCTTTGAAATGTCCCTTCTACATAGAAAACCCGATTGGTGCGTTATCGCGATTGTGGAGAAAACCTGATCACAAGTTCGACCCGTGCGACTTCGGCGGCTACTTGCCGAAGGACGATGTGCATCCGCTATGGCCCGAAGTCATTCCGCCGCGAGATGCGTATCGGAAGAGGACTTGTCTGTGGACGGGGGGAGGATTCGAGAAACCTTCTTCCGATAAGGTAATTCCTGAGACAGTGGTCTATGCGCGGAAAGACCCCACCAAGGGCGAAAACTTTTCTCCTGTCCTTGGCAAGACGGGGGGCAAGTCTCTAAAGACGAAGAACATCCGCAGTGCAACGCCGCGAGGCTTTGCCAAGGCGGTATTTTTGGCGAACATAAAGGAGAGAACTGATGATTGAGAAAGCGTACAGCGCCACGATTTTGCGGGTAAGGGATTTGGAAATCTGCCAGA